TACAACGCGACGACGGCGGCCTACGGTCCACTGACGTTGGCGCTCGATATGTGGAAGGGCGGCCATGACGATCTGATGCCGACCTGTTCGCGCGTCTACAGCAAGGCGCGCAGCATCCAGGCCAGCATCCTGTATGACTCGATCGGCGTTGGCGCACACTGCGGATCCAAGTTCCGCGAACTCAACGAGACAAACCGCCTGCGCGTCGGGTACACGGCGTTCAACGCCGGCGGGGCCGTGGTCCGTCCCGAGTCGCACTGGTACCACGGCATCAAGAACAAGGACTACTTCGCCAACCTCAAGGCGCAGACATGGGGTATCGTTGCCGACCGCCTGCGCGCCACCCACAACGCGGTCCAGAACGGAACGTCGATCACAACCGATCAGTTGATATCGATCGCCAGTGAGTGCAGCCACCTGGAGCGGCTGTTTGCCGAACTGACCGCACCCCGTACCGACTACGATGCGGTCGGGCGGTTCCGCGTCGAGTCCAAAAAATCCATGGCCAACCGCGGCGTCGAGTCGCCTGATTTGGCCGATTCGTTCGTGATGGCGTACAGTCCGATTGCCGACAAGGTGGACTATAGCGCCCTGCTCTGACCCGGAGAACAGCACCATGAGCATCCGCACCGCATTTGCTGACGGCCTGCGCAGCTTCACCAGCGCGCTCGTCAACCAGCGCAGCGCCAGCAGCCAGAACGGGTTCGAGTTGTCGACGCTCACCCGCCAGGAACAGACGGCGATCTACGCCACCGGGCTCGGCAGCAAGATCGTGCGGCTCAAGGCGGGCGGCGCGCTGGCCGGCACCATCCAGTTCGAGACGACCGATGACGAAGCGTTCTATGACGAGCGGCTGAAATACAAGGTGCGCGAGGCGGCGCGCTGGATGCTCATCTACGGGCGCGGCATCGTCGTCGTGTTCATGCCGGGCGACGACCTGCGCGAGGAACTGGACCGCAACCGGCTGGATGGCGAGCGGGCACAGTGCACGGTGTTCAGCGGCGACATGATCACCGTGTCGGACATCGAACGCGATCTGCAACACCCACGCTACTACCAGCCGAAGGAATACATGGTACGCGGTGTGCCGATCCACCATTCCCGCGTGGTCGACTTCACGTACATCAAGCCGCCCGAATTGGAAGCGCCCCGCTATCAGTACGGCGGTATCAGCGAGTTCGATCTGATCTATGACCAGTTGATCGCCGATGGCGTGGTCCAGCGCGCATCGCCGCGCATCATCGACAAGGCGTCGACGCTGTTCTACAAGGTGGAAGGGTTCAAGGACGCGATGAAGATGGGCCAGGAAAAAGATATGGTCGATTACTTCACGCGCATGGAAGACGTGCGGGGCACGATGGCGGCCGGCCTGATTGACTCGGCGGATGAAGTCTATGCGGTCGAACAGACGATCAGCAATCTGGCGGACGCCGATCAGATTACGCTTCGCCGGCTCGCCATGGTCACGGGGCTGTCGATCACGCGGCTGGTCGGCGAGAACGTCAAGGGGCTGAACAGCAGCGGCGAGAACGAACAGGCGATGGATCGCGAAATGCTGGAAACCTTTCAGGATGAATACCTGCTACCTTGTATCGACAAACTGATGGCGCTGTTCGGGCGAGACGGCGTTTCTTTCCGTGACAATCAGGGCGAGACGGCGGGCGACCGGATTGAATACGAAACGAAGGCGATTCAGAATGCTCGGCTGCTTTACGAGATGGGCGAGGATCACACCGGCTATCTGCGCGAGAAGGACATACAGCAGCCGGATAACTTCGACGTGGTGTTCCCACCACCGGGCACGGGCGACGACGCCGGCCAGGCCGAACGCGACCGCCAGACACTCGCCGAGTTCGAGCAGGCCGGCGCCGCAGCGAATGGCGATGGCGGCGAAGGTGAGGGCACCGATCCGAGCGAGTCCCTGAACGGCGCGCAGATTGAAGGACTGTTGAACATTCTGTCGCGCATCCGCACCGGCGAACTGACCCGCGACACGGCCAAGGCGGTCATTATGGCGGCGTTCCCGCTCGGCGAAGCGGAGGCGCGCAACCTTGTGGACGGTGTGCCGGAGAACGTCCAGGCACCGGAGGACGCCGACAGTGGCGAAGCGTGAAAAGCGCGTGCGGTCGCCCGGCCCGTCGCGATCGCATGAAAATGAACTGGAGCGGCTGTTGGCCGCCATGGTCCGCACGATGGGCCGCGAGTTCCGCAAGGGTGCGGTCGAGCCGTCACAAGGGCAGTTCGCCGATGCGGCGGAGGGGCCGATCCGCGGTTACATGCGCCGCGCCAATGAGGTACGTCGCGAACTGGAACGCCAGTTTGACGACGAGCGCATCGAAAAGATGGTGCGCGGCGTCATCGACAAGACGAACAAGCGCAACCATAAAGAACTGGTCAAGCGGGTACAGGATCGCATCGGCATTGACTCCAAGGAACTTACCCGCCTGACCGACATCGAGGGCCAGGTGTCGGTGCTCATTCAGGAGACGCAATCGTGGGTCGAGGATCTGCGCGACGAGACGCTGCAACTCTACACGCAGAATACCCTTGACGCGCTGACCGAAGGCAAGTCGCTGTCTGACGTGATGTCGCAGTTTGACGGGCTGGTCGAGAAGCGCCGCAATCACGCGAAGTTCACGGCCCGCAATCAGATACGCAACTTCACCAGTATTACCACGAAGGTCCGCGCGCAGAATATAGGCATCACCCGGGCGCGCTGGATTACGTCCGGTGACGAACGCGTGCGGCCCTGCCACGATGTGCGCAACGGTCTTGAGTTCGAACTGTCGGAAGGGCTGTACTCGTCGTGCGATGGGCTCTACCTGCAACCCGGCATTGACTATCAGTGCCGGTGCGACTACATGCTGATTATCCCCGAGGATCTGTAGCACTGACGTTATAGTCAATAAGTCATTGTTTGACAGGGGTTTTTGGCTGACGTATAAGGCGCGGAAGCGTAAAGGCGGTGAGACTGATGGCCGGATCGACAATATACAGCGGGCGCTTCACCGACTCGGTGACGTACGATCCCGAACAGCGCAGCGCGCTGACCGCCTGCGATGGCGTGCTGTACTACTCCGGTTCCGAGTTGGGCATGGAGCCCGTCGACAAGAATTTCAGCGTGTACCGATCCCCGGCGACGATCAGCAACGCGGCGATGCGCATGCGCGGTATCCCGCTGACACCGGAGCATGTACCGCTTGATGCGCCGGCGCCGTCCGATGGCGGCTTCGTGGCCGATGCCAATATGGTCGATGTGCATGAGGCGGACACGCACACGACCATTGCGGTGCGCGGCATGCTGACGCTGAGCGATGCGATGCGCCAACTGGTCGAGTCGGGTCGGCGCGAAATGTCGCTTGGCTACAACGCCGACCTGGTGCCGCACGACGTTTACGATTTCGAACAAAAGGACATCCAGCCGCATCACCTGGCTACCGTGGACGAAGGGCGTTGCGGGCCGATGTGCACTTTTCTGGATGCCAAACCGCCCACCGATGATGACGATACGACGAGCGAGGATGACGACATGTCCGGCAAGACGAAGCTCCACAAGGCGTTCACCGATCAGGACGGATCGATGAATCTGCAACAGGTTGTCGAAATGGCGACCGCGCTGCCCGATGCGATCCGCGAGGTTCCCGTCGATCAGCTTTCCGAACTGATGGCGCCGATCCAGGCGATCATGGAAGCGGCCAAGGGTCGCGGTGTCGAAGCCGAAGACGCAGGCAACGGCGACGAGCCCAAGCCGGATGATGGCAACGGCGACACGCCGGCACCGATGGAAGATGGCAAGGTCTTCGCCGATGCGGTGAACAAGAAAGTGCAGGCGCAACTCGCCGATGCGGTCAAGCGCCATACGGCCGTGGTCGAGAAGGCGCGCAATTTCCTGCCCGCCGACTATGCGTTCGCCGACAAGTCGACCGAACAGGTGATGCGCGATGCGGTCGCCACGAAGCGCAATGAGCGGTTCGAGGATGGCGAACTGTCGATCGCCTTCAAGATGCTCGAAACGCCGACCACTGACAGTGCGCAGACCGGTCCCGGTCGCTACGCCGATTTCGCGGACCGCGCGAGCGGCAGTGACAAGCTCGACTTCTCCGGCATCGCGGACCGCGACATCGGCGAGGCGGCCGGCTGAACCCGGCGCAAACCGAATAACTGGTACTGAACGAGAGGACAGAGACGATGGCATTTTTCACGGGATTCCTGAACGACCCGCAGCGCGTCGGCGGTGGTGAGCGTTTCGATCAGACCATTCTGATCCTGACCGCCACCACGTTCCAGGACGGGTTGCTGGTCGGGCGCTTCGCCAAGCTGGATATCGGCAGCATCGACAACATGGACGGATCGGCCACGCCGACCATCGCCGGCGTCGTGCTGCGCAATGTCGCCAACGCGATCGAGGACGACGACACGATCGACCGCCAACTGTACGAACAGGTGGAGTATTCGCGCCGCGGGCTCGTCACCGTCAACGCGAAAGCCGGCGAGGCGGTGCCGGCCATGTTCGGTGCGGTCTATGCGAGCAACGCCGGCGATGCCGACGATGGCCTGGCGACGAGCACGGACACCGACATCGCGACCAATGCGGAGTTCATCCGCGAGGTCCAGTCCGGTGTATGGCTGGTGTGGCAGAAGTAACGGCCGCGCGCGCTGAATCAACACTGAACCATCAACGAAGCGAGGTATTACGATGCGAGTCCGGAACCTGTATAACCTGGAGTCGTTCCAGGCCTTCACGGATTCGGCGCGACGGCCGGGATTCTGCGACAGCTACGCAGGCACCGTGCTCGCGCGGAATCTCACCGCGGTCGATCCGCAGATTTTCGTCAAGCGTTACCCGGAACTGACGTTCGTCAATTCGGGCATCGTGGCGGACAACACCGGCGGCTATGCGCGCCGGATCCAGTCCATGCGCAAGCGTGGCCTCGGCGGTTTCACGACCGCCGGCGATGCGTCGGGCAACAAAGGCAAGATCAGTCTCGCCGGCGAGGACTCGACCATCCGCGTGGTCGAACGTGAATCGCATTCGGAGTGGTCCGACAGCGAGATCAAGGAGGCCGAACTTCAGAACATCAACCTGCCCGCGGACTACGTGACGGAGCACAACCGTCTGTATCTGCGCGAGGTGGATGAGATCGGCTATCTCGGACTGCCCGACATCGCCGACAGCGAGGGGCTTCTGAACTACAGCGGCTTCACGTCGGACAGCGCGGCGGACGTGGTGGGCAACCTCACCGCGCAGCAGATGTATGACGAGATCAGCGATTTGATCACGTCGCAGCGCAATGCGGTGAATAACACGCCGGAGTACACGGCCAACCGTGTCGACATGCCCGTGTCGGTGTTCAACGTGCTGAACTCCACCATTCTGGACACGGCGAACGGTTCGGGTACGGTGATGCGCGCCCTGCGTGACAACTTCCCCGATGTCGAGTTCCGGGCGACGTTCCGCGCGGAGGATGTCGGTGGCTCGTCCGCCACGGTGGCGTACAGCAATAACACCGAAGTGCTCAAGATGCGCATCCCGCTGGCGCTCACTGTCGGCGAGATCGTGCGTCAGTCCAGCTTCGATTTCCGGGTCGACTCCAAGTACCGGATCGCCGGGCTGGATGTGCTGGAAGAAGCCGGGGCCTACATCCTGACCGGGCTGTAAGTCCAACAGAGTCATGGCCGCCCAGGGACGGGCATTTATTCACTGATGCGAGGTAGCGAGCATGTCCCGCAAAAAGAGCAACACCGAACAGACCGAGGAAGAACGCCTTCTCGCCACGCTGAACGGCGAAGGCGACCAGTCCAAGGGCGACGAGCCCGAAGGCGACCAGTCCAAGGGCGACGAGCCCGAAGGCGACCAGTCCAAGGGCGACGATCCCGAAGGCGACCAGTCGCAGGC